AAGTATGAAAAGGATATTTTCTCAACACTTAATCAGGGTAAAACTCCACATTGCTCTGAATAAATTTGCTTAATTGCTGGAAACTCCTTATCTTTGATTTACTAACATTAAAATGAAAATTTATATGCAAAGTGATAATAATCAAGATATTAAGAGATTTTATGTTTATGGACATTACACTAAAGAGACAAATATTTTGTTTTATATTGGTGTAGGAACAATTTTAAATACTGAGACTACAAAAGTTATTAGTAAGTATTCCAGAGCTTTTCATTTTAAAAATAGAAATAAGTTTTGGAACAACATAGTTAATAAATATGGAGTAGTAGTAAAGATACTTTCAGAGTTTTATACTAAGGAAGAGTCTTTAGAAGAAGAAAAAAGATTAATTGAACAATTTGGAAGAAGGATAATGCAAGAAGGCACATTATGTAATATATCTACTGGAGGAGAAATTGGACCAGTAGGAAGATTATATAAAATGTCAGAAGAACAAAAGAAAAAATTATCTGATAGTAAGTCTATAACTTTATATGTATATGATAGTAATGGAAATTTTTTAAAAGAAATAAAAACTATTAAAGCTACAGCTAAATTTTGTGGTGTTACATATAATGCTATTCATTCTTGTTTACAAACAAAAAATTACTCTAATAACTTTTTTATCTTTAAAGAGTTTCAAGGAAATTCTTTAGGTTATACTGTAAAAGACTTAAACTTTAAATCTACTTTAGCTAAAGTAATTATAAGTAAGAGTATTGATGGTATTAAAAAAGAGCATAAAAGTATTACAGATTGTGCAAAATATCTTAATTGTAGTAGAGAATCTGTAAGAGATGCTTTATACAGAAAAGGTAATTGCAAGAAACATAAAATTTATTTAAAGGACAATCAGCAGCCAAGCTCCTAAGTATTAATATATGGAGAAGGTTCAACGACTAATATGTACACTCAAGTGAGTGGAAACAGCAAACATTTTTAATAGAAATGAAGATATAGTCTAATCTATATAGTAATATATAGCAGTTCATAAGAGAACGCATATAAATTAACGACTTATATGGAATATAATGAGTGGAGTATATGTATTTGACTCCTGGTTAAGGATAGTTAAAGGGAAAGTAGCACCAATAGGAGCTAACATAGTACTTCAATACCATGATGAATTTTTAGGAATGTGTCTAAAATTTCAAAAAGAAAGAATAGAATCTCTTATAGTAGAAGCTACTAAAGAAGTAAATAAAGAGGTTAAATTGAATGTAGAAATTAAAAACAGTATAGACTGGGGACAAAATTATGCCTGTGTACATTAACTATGCTGCTTGTCACTAAAGTATAAAATATGACTGATAAAGAAAAATCAGAGTTACAGAAAGAAATAGTAGATGGACTTCCTTTATGTCCTCATGGTAGATTAATCTTAGCACCCAGAGTTGGAAAAAGTAAGATTGCTATTGACATAATAAAGAAAGGAAAACCAAAATCTATTCTTTGGGTAACTCCATCAGCAGAGTTAGCAGAAATTGATATACCTAAAGAGTTTAAAATTTGGAAGGCTGAAAAGTATCTAAAATGCTTGCAGACAACAACTTGGATGTCCCTTCATAAAGTAAAAGGGAAGTTTGACTTAATTATACTGGATGAGGAACAATTTATCACAGGAGCTAATGCTGTAAATTTGATTAATGGTTCACTTTCTGGTCAGATTATATCTATGACAGGGACAGAAACTAAACATGCTGATAAACAAATGCTATATAGTGCTTTAAATCTAAAAGTACTGTACAGATTATCTGTTAATACTGCTGTTGATATGGGCTTACTATCTAATTATTCAGTATCAGTAGTTGATATTGATATGGATAAAACCAGTAAAGTAATTCAAGGTGGAAATAGAAATAAACCTTTTATGACAACTGAGTTTGCTCACTACCAGTATGTAGATAGAGTAGCTCAACAGGCTATATTTCAGAAGAGGAAAGATGCCACTTTTAGAATATTAGCCAGAAGAAGAGCTATTATTAACAGTCCAAGTAAAGATAAAGTAACTAAGTACTTGTGGGATACTTTGAAAGGAAGAAAATTATTCTTCTGTTCCAGTATTGAACAGGCAAACTCTATTACTGAACAGACTTATCATAGTAAAACAGATAACAAATATCTTCAACAATTTATTAGTGGAGAAATAGATGAAATCTGTATGGTAAATGCTGGTGGTACTGGATTCACTTATAAGAGTGTTGACCACTTGGTTATAGTACAGGCTGATAGTGATAAAAATGGACTGACTCTTCAAAAGATTTGCAGGACATTATTAGCACAAGGAGATTATAAAGCAAAAATCTGGATATTATGCCTTTCAGGTACTCAAGATGAATCTTGGGTTGCTTCCACCTTGAGAGGTCTTGATAAAAAGAAAGTTGAGTTTGTTAGTGCTAAAAATTTTAAGTGATGGTAACTAAAGAAGAATTACAGAGTATTCTCACTGAAAAAGAAATTCCACCCAATCTTATTGAGTTTATTATTTCTAACTTATTTAAGGAAGAAGTAAAGACACCTTGGGATTGGGTTAAGGAAGAATATGTAGAATATTTTGCCCAGGTTGGTAAAGAAAGACATCTCAAGGAATCATTAGCCAGAATGAAGAAATTTTTCTCTGAAAATCCTGATGTAAGGAAAGAAGAAGTTATTGGTGCTACTACTATGTATATTAGAAATACAGAAGCTAAATATATCAGACTACCTCATTACTTTATATCTAAAGGTATAGGTAGTGAGAAGACATCTGATTTATTTAATTGGATAGAAAAGTACAGGATAACTCATGCATCTGAAACAGGACAAAGAGATATATCAAGAAATCTGCAATGAATTTTATTGAAGAATTTAAGAAAGGTCAAGCAGAGAAAAATAAAGGTCTCTATATGGGAGATGGACTTAGTGGTATCTCAAAAGCTATTAATGGAATACAAAGGAAGAGGATATATGGTATTGCTTCTGCTCCAAAAATAGGTAAATCTACTTTTGTTGATTATGGGTTTGTAATCAGTCCTTATTTGGAATGGTTAAAAACTCAAAATGTCAATATAGAGTGGATTTATTTCTCTTTTGAGATTGATAGAGTCAGTAAAGAGTTTGATTTTGCAACTTATTTCTTATACCATGATTATGGTATTGAGGCAGTTAGCTTAGAAGAAGGTCAGACTATTACCATTAATGGAGAGAAGAGGACTGTTATTGAACTTTCTCCAGACTATCTAAGAGGAAGACTCTTGGATGACAACAATCAGATTATTAAAGTAAAACCAGCTATCATGGAGGTATTGAAAGAGGTCTATGCAAACAGAATCATTCCTTTATTTGGAGAATATTCTGATACAGGCTCTTTAATTACTCCTGGTAAAATAACATTCATTGAAGAAAAGGAAAATCCTACAGGAGTAAGAAAATTCTTAATGAGAAAAGCTGAGAGGGAAGGTAAATTTGTTCATGCTTTCTTTGGAGAGAATGGTAAGAAAATTATTGGTTATCAGCCAGATGACCCTGATAAGATTACTATTGTTATTATTGACCACTTAAGGAAATTGCCACCAGAAAGAGGTTTTACTCTAAAACAAACTGTTGATAAGATGATTGAGTATTGTGTTGAGCTAAGGAATTGGTGTGGATATACATTTGCTCCTATTATTCATACAAATAGAAGTATGAGTGATGTGGATAGAATGAAATATGCCAAAGATGAATTATTTCCTACCAGTGAAGATATAAAGGATACAGGTAATTTAAGTGAAGATGCGGATTATATGTTTACAATCTTCAATCCAAATGATGAGAAGTTTCATCTTAGTAAACATTTTGGAATGGATTTAAAAGATAGACATAACAATCCTCTTTATCCTAATCTTAGAACTATTCACTTAGTAGAAAGTAGACATACCTTTTATCCTCAACACTTTAAAACAATTATGAGAGGAAATCTCAAAGCATTTGAATTATTGAAATAATATGTCAGAAATTAAAAAAATCAGAACTGTTTGTATTGACACTCTAACTGGAATACAGAATGAGGAATGGATGACAAATAGTAAGAAGCCTAACCATGATACATGGATGGACTATGGAAAAGATATTTGGAAACTTATATCTTTCCTTCAGGAAGAAGGATTTGAAGTTGTTATGATACTTGGAGAGCCTGGAACAGGTAAATCTACAGGTATGAGAACTTTAGAACCTGATACTAATATCTGGATTAATGCAGATAATAAAAATCCAGTATGGACAGGGGGTAGAGAACAGTATGGTACTAAAAATAATCCAAGACTTCCATATCATTTTATACCTAAATCCTATGCTGATGTGATAGGACACATTAAAGAAGTAGGTAAAAGGGTTGGTTATGAGGATAGAAGATTTGCTATCTTAACTGGTCATACTGAAGATTATAAAACAGGTTATGAAAATAAGAAAAGACTGAAAGTTCTTGGTAAAGTAACTACTAAGATGCAGTTAGAAGGAAGATTAGAAACTGTTTTGTATGCTGAAGTAAGAAAAGGAGATGGTGGCAAAATGGAATATGTACTTACCACAGAGAATGATGGTATGAATACTGCAAGAAGCCCTATGGGCTTATTTGAACCAGTAATCAATAATGATTATGGTTTTATCATTGAAAAACTTTTAAATTACTAAAAATGGGAAAAGTAGAAGTAAAACTCTCTGAATTATCAGCACTTGTAGAGAGTGGCTTAAACAAAAAAGCTATTGCTGAGAAATTAGGTTTGTCAGAAGGAATGACAACAAAGCTTTTGAAAGAGGCTGGTTTGAAAACCAAAAGAGATACTGCAAAGTATATTTTGGTTAATGATGTAGCTCAAGCTGCTGATGAAGCTCC